GGGCTAATTATGAGCCATCAAGAAGGCTGGGAGCTGACAGTTGATGTGCTTGCTCAGGTGAATATCGAGGGCAAGGATGCCATTAGAAGCGCTATCAATGAACTTGAATCTTATGGCTATCTAACTCGAAAGCAGAGAAACAATGGCAGATTCGGTGAGAGCCTGTGGATAACTCAAGACCCTGTGGATAAACCTGTGGATGGAGTGGCGGATTTTCCGACGACGGAAAACCCGACGACGGAAAACCCGACGACGGATAATCCGCTGTATAAGAACACTATTAATAAGAAAACTATTATTAAGAAAAACATATTATTTAACTCATTTTGGGAAATTTATCCACGCAAGCAAGCAATCGACACTGCGGAGAAGGCTTTTAACAAGGCTGTACGCAAAGATGGGCTTGAGATGGTAATGGCGGGAGTCAAGCAATACGCCAATGACCCGAACCTTCCTGAGCCTGAATTTATCCCAATGGCCTCTACATGGCTAAACCAAGGTCGCTACAAAGACCCGCCCCTACCGCCTAAAGCTCGCAGCAAAGAAGAACACGAAGCCTACGAAGCTGAACGCCGCGCCCAAGAGCGCAAGGAGAGATTGCTGAGGGAACAGGAGGAGTTTGCCTCTGAGGTGGCCCGCCTAGAGGCTCAGGCCGCTCCCCCGCCGGAGTGTGAGCACGGTAAGACTATTGCTCGATGCCTAATCTGCATCAGCCAGCAGAATTAGCGCTACGCTGTATGCGTGAACTTGATGGTCGATTGCGCTCGGTGTGGCTACACATTCGAGGTGACGAAGAAACAGCTTCGCCCTCGGATGTTATGCCAGAGCTGCAAGGCCCGCAAGGTCACGGTCATCGAAACGCCGAATCAGCGATGCCTTCCGTGGCACGGGCAATTCGGCTACGATATGGTTACTCCCGTGGATGAGTTGGGGAATCCAGTTCTTCCGGGAGAACGAGTGTGCGGCAACCTCGACTGCGTTGAGGTAGCCCACATTAAACGAAAGGAAGCCAATGGCTAAGGTAAAAGTAGAGGGCGCAAAGGTAACTCGAATTATTGAGGGTCACGGATTCGTGGCTACTACCCAGTCCAAAACTCGCGCAGGAAAAGACATAACTGAATACTGGACTGTTTGGGCTGACACCGATGTGACTGTCGGAGAGGTTCTCGACATCACTGGAGACATCAGCGTTCGGTTGGAGGAATATACCGACAAGAACACTGGGCAGTCAAAGCAAGGGGCTGGGGCTCACATCAACAATGTGATGCTCAAGCGCGACACCCCGTTCTAATGACAAGCGCTGTGACCCTTGTGGTGTTGAGTGAACCCGCACCACAGGGGTCTAAGCGTGTCTTTAACGGCAGGCTTGTTGAGGCCGCCGGGAACAAATTAAAAAAATGGCGTTCAGCAATCGCAGAGCAGTGCGTTGTATCGGGGCAAGAGGGGCTAATTTCTGGGCCCGTCAAAGTAGAAATCGACTTTTACATGCCAAGGCCCAAAACAGTAAAGCAATCTGCTAGGCCACTACCTATCAAGCCCCCAGACCTAGATAAGCTTTGTCGCTCAGTGTTAGACGGCATCGGTCAGTCAGAGTGCATTTGGGAAGATGACTCGCAAGTAGTTGAACTAATCGCAAAAAAGTTTTACGCAGATGACCGAGAAGCAGGCGCAAGAATCGTAATAACGCCAATATAACGAATTGATAACACGCCGATAAAACGGTTCATACAAACAATCTGTGTGCTAATGTGTTCTTACCGAAAGGTAGAGAGGACACAATGTTCGAGAAAGAAAAAAGAGAAATAGACTTCGCGCTAGATACTCTGGCGATGAAAGCCTATGATGCAGGCTGGAATTCGGTTCTAGACCTTATTAACGAAGCAATAACAGAAAAACACATGGCGCAAGACAAGGTAGCCGTAGAGGTTATTGTCTGGTTGCGTAACAAAATCGCAGGCGAAGATGCCTGAAGTAATCCGAGTCGAGACGGTCTATAACATCGTCAAAGAGCGGGTATGCGCAGAAATCTGCCCGCATGCTGTTTGTCGAGAACTACTTTCATTAAACCGCGAAGTCTCTCGCCAATCTAAAAAGCTTGGCGTACAAGTAATCACCAATGGACTTATTGAGGATTACCAAAAAACAGCCGTGCGAAAAGAGCAAGAGCGAATCATAAATCTCATTCGCATTACTTGTGAGTATGAGAACATCCCTATTCCAAGGGACTTGATTGAACTGATAAGGAGCGAAGATGAGCAAGCTTGATGAGTTTAAAGAGATATTGCGACTTACTCGCCTGCAACGCGAGCTAATCAAAGACTGCCAAGAGCGACTTAACTTGCTCACTCCCGGCGGGCTTGAGGAGTTTGCCATAGAGACTGAGCGCCGAGTAGCCGAGCTAGAGATGGTTATGGCGGAGTCAAAAGAACTGTGGGCTAAGTGGATGGAGAAGTATCCAAATGGCTGAGATTGTATTTTTGATGTTCTTGACGGCGACAATCGCCTTCGGCACTTTGGCTGCGTGGATTGGTTTTCAACTGCATAACGAGCTAAAAATGAAGCGAGTTAATGATGCCGTTGTTGCCGCTCTTGCCGAAGGGTCTTATCGCAACAGTTACCGCTACCGCCCTAGAAAGGCAAAGAAATGAAAATCAGCGTCTATACAACGACCAACTGTGTTCAATGCAACAGTACCAAGCGCTTGATGGACAAGCACGGCATCCGCTATGACGAGATAGCTCTGGAGCAGCACCCAGAGCTTATCGAGCGATTCAAAGAGATGGGCCACACTTCAGCGCCGATTGTCGTCACCGACACAAAGACTTGGAGTGGATTCCGCTACGACAAGATTCAAAGTCTTGCCAGCTATCTATTTGGGGAGAAGAAGTAATGTGCGTTCGCAGAGCGGCATTGCTGATTCAGCACCGAATCACTAAGGACTCAAAAGCTCTAGTCAAAGCGGCTGAGTTGCTTGAGGACAACAACCTAGTCTGGGATAACGACTTTGAGAACATTCGGCTTGACTTAGCCCGAAGCATGAGAAGTGCAGCAGGGATGGGCGCTGAAGCCGATGCAGAACTAATCAAACTAGCCAGAAAGCTAACGAAAGGAAAATAATGCTAGAGGACCTAAGCCCCTACACTTACGAGCGAGCCTGTAAGGTAAGAACTGTGGCAAACAAGCTCGAGGACAAAGACAAGGCCTTGCTGTACAAGTACATCGAAGATGAGCGCACTTGGTCGGCATTGGGATTGTCTAAAGCGCTGTCTGAAAAAGGCATCAGCCTGAGTGACCAAGTAATCAAGCGGCACAGAACCAAGCGCTGCTCCTGCGAACAGGTATAACATGCTAGAAAACCTAAGTCCAGCTCCCCGCGTTCAGCTCAGTAATGAGCCAACGCCCGCCATCGAGTTTGATGGCACTGAGGGCATTGCAACAACGCCGGGATATGAGGACAAGCCAAACTTCGATGAGTTTTTATTGGATGCAGGATTCGACCCTGCTGAGATAGAAATTATCGGAGACCCAAGGACTTCTAGGTGGCAAAGATACGACGGTACTTGGCTTACCTCGTATCGCTTTCACTTCCGCAAGAAGAATGGCGGGGTAAACCTGCCCCTGCTACTTGCTGAGGCAAAGAAGAAGGTCAAGCCTACGCCAATTAAGAGCCCCAAGAATAAATGCTTGGTGATTCTTTGGTCAGACCTTCAGGTCGGCAAGGTTGATTATCGAGGCAACTCTCAGTCCCTAATCGAGCGGGTAACGCTTATGCAGAATCGCTTGGTGGACCAAATCAAGAAAGAGAAGCCAAGCAAAATCATCTTTGCCGACCTAGGCGACACAGTTGAAAATTTCAACAACGCATCTCCCATGCAACAGCTCGCCACAAACGACCTGAGCATCATGGAGCAGGTGGACCTTGCCACGACATTCGCTTGGCAGACAATCAAGCTAGTTGGCGGGCTTGTGCCTGACCTGACCTACGCTTCGGTTGGCTCTAATCACTGCCAAAACCGCATAGGTCGAGAGGCTGTAGGAAAGCCTACGGATGATTGGGGCGTGTTCATTGGCAGGCAGCTTGCTCGATTAAGCAAAGAAGCGGGTTTGCCTTTTAGGTTCCTCGAGCCGCAGCCACACGATGAGTCATTAGCAATAGATGTGTTCAATGACGGCTTTCACATCCTTGGGCTGGTTCATGGGCATCAGGCCAAGCGCCCTGACATGATGGCGACATGGTGGCGAGGACAGGCATTTGGCAGACAGCCAGTTGCAGATGCCTCGTTGCTTTGCCACGGGCATTGGCATCATACAAGGGTGACAGAGCTAGGAAGCACCCCGAGAGGAACATCACGCTTCCTAGTCATGGCCCCGACTATGGACAATGGGTCAGGGTGGTGGCGCAAAGTCACTGGGGAGGATTCGGTCCCGGGTCTTGCTGTGCTGTATTTAGAGCAAGGCATTGATTACACGGGGACTGTGTTCAAACTTTAAATTTTGTTTTAAAAGAGAGGCAAAAATGAGCGAATTAGATGGGTGGTTTGTTGAGCCGATTCCCAGCTCAGTCGCGCAAGAAATTGTAATTGCGCGTCACTACTTGCACCGCCGTGCGCCATGCAGCCGAGCGTTTGCACTATTCTCCAACAGCCAAGAATTGTATGGCGTTGTGATGTATGGGGTCCCAGCATCAAGCACATTATTGAAAGGGTTGTGCGGACCAGATGAAGCATCAAATGTTTATGAATTGACCCGACTTTGGATTGATGACTCAGCCCCCAAAAATGGGGAGAGTTTCCTGATTGGCAGAAGCTTAAAACTACTTGATAAAGAAATCATTGTGTCATTTGCAGATACTAGTCAGCAACATGTAGGGGTTGTTTATCAAGCTACCAATTTTCTTTACACAGGATTAAGTGCAAAATTCAAAGACCCAAAAGTCAAAGGTTTAGAGCATCAACATCATGCAACTTACGCTAATGGACTAACAAATCAAGAGGTAATTGAAAAGTTTGGAGACCTTGTTTATTGGGTGGAGCGCCCTCGTAAGCATAGATATGTTTATATTAACGCTCGAGGCTCAAGACGAAAAAAATTAATTTCAAAATTAAGATATAAAATTCTTCCCTACCCAAAAACAGAAAATTGATGAGGGGGGATATGTTTGCGGGAAGCTCTGGAAATTTGACAAAAAATTCGGTTGGAAAGGCTTTATAAGCAAATGCCATTCAAAAAACCTTGCCTAGACTGCGGGCAACTTAGCTTCAATACTCGCTGCGATTTGCACCAGAAAAATGTCGAAAGATTGAAGGACTTACGCCGAGCAAATAAGAAACAAGCTCTCTACAATTCCGACTATCGCAAGGCAGCGAAGTTTGTAAGAGATACAGCAATAATTTGCCATATTTGCAAAGATGGCGCTAGAGCAAATGACCCTTGGCAAGCAGACCACTTGATAGCAGGCGACCCGAATTCTCCGCTAGCTGCGGCACACCGTTCTTGCAACGCAAAACGAGGCGACAAACCGCTCGAAAACTGAACTAAAAATTCGGTTCAAAATTCGGTTGGGATTCGGTCAAAATTTTTATATGCGCGCGCGCGCGATAGAGCGGCAGCCAGCCCGGGCGGCGAAATATAACGAATTGGTAACGGTGCTAAAAACACGCTTGACTTGCGTGTCGGGCCAGTAATCTAAAGACACCCGCAACACGGCGGGCCCAAAAAGAGAGAGTAAAAATGATTTACCAAATTGAAACCCCGCGGGGCATATTGCCCTACGAATTCGCAACTAAGCAAGATGCCATGGATTATGTAATCGGCATGTTGTCATGGTCAGGAACCAGATATCGCATCATCACTAGGCGGCGTAGCGCTACTCAGGCAGGTACGCAAAATGACTGAATATGAGCGTATTTACAACATGTTGCAAACCTATTTTGAAATGACTCAGGAACCTGATGATGAAGGTAAGGTTGCGGATAATCCTGAATGGGATAGAGGCTTTCAAGCAGCTATGGCGCTGATTGGCAATAACAAACCAAATCAACCTGACCAGAATCAAAAATTGCCTAGTCACTACTTACCGCGTGATATTGCGGATAAGACACTTCAAATATGGCAACTAGAGGCAATACTTGATGAGCTCAAATATCGCCAAATAACCGGCGGAAATGTAGCACTATTCCTTGACCTAATTGAAAGAGAGTCAAAATGACAATGAACGATATAAGGACCAAAACGGCGGAAACGCTGCTGAAGATGTATCAGGAAAACACGGGCAAAAGTTTGTTGGATTCCGGCGGCGCTTACGGGCGCAATTGGGAACGCAATCAAACAAAAACCCTTGATGATTTCCTGAGCTACACCGGAACCGTGGATTGCGAATATGAAATGGTTACGGTCTCAGGATTCCTAACCGCCCTGAATCACTTATGGGTTGGTGATGAAACTGAGCAACTAACCCGAGATTTTCGGGAATGGGTTGAAGCACAACCAATAGATGAAGCGTATTTCAATAGCGCCAGTAGCGTGGAGGAATGGCTAGAGTCTTTGGGCGTGACCGTAAAGGGCGGTTGGAATTCCTACAATTGGGATACCCTGATTGACTCAACATTTCAAGCGATTGAATTTGAAATGAACCATGTTGAATTCATAGCCCTTAGTTATCACGGCGGCGCGGATGTGCGCGGCGGATACACCGATTTTGTAATTTTTTACAATTGCGAGTGTTTTGCTTATGCGATGACTGAAGTAAGTATCTGGTGTAAAGATTGCGATAATTACGCGGATATTCAACCCGGCTATACGGAATGGAACCTTATGAATCCCGATATTGAATGGAATGGGCTAAAGGATGGTTGCGCGGAATGCCAGTCTAAGAATTTGGAGGTGGGCCTAATTGAGTGCCACCAATAGATTGCCTTATGCCGGCTATGTTGCTTACAAGGTAAGGGAATTACCTAGGGAAGCGCAACAAGCGGAACGCGGTAAGTATTACGGCAAAAATACCCGCGTAGAGCGTTTCAAGGAATATCAGCAATATTGCCGTGAAAATGGCTATGAAGCCGAAAATCCCGGGTTTGAAATGCCTGAACCTAAACTTAGCCCCGGCCTGAAAATCGCTGCCAATGGCGTTGGTTTTTTGGGCTGGTTTACATGGTTTACGCTAAGCGCAATTGCTGAGAGTGTAAAACGCGGGAAGTACTACTAAAAAAATGGGGGGGCTTAGTTTGGCGCGAGAGTTTGAAAATCCTGAAATTTTTGACTCAGCGATTCTGACCAGACTAAGCCCCGCCCGATTAGTTGCCGGGTTTATTGGCGGATATCCGGGCAACTTTACTCAGAACGCCGCCAGAATAAAAACTAAGTTTTTGCCGGGATTTAGGGCAAATAAAACCAAACTAAATCACAACTAACAAACAAAAAGAGAGAGAGTAAAAATGGAAACTATGTACACGGTTTTACTGACCGGAAATAGAACTGATTACTATTGGGCCAGTAGCGCTGCCGATGCAATTGCTCAAGCCCGCCTGCACTATGACGGCCCAATTGCCGCCCGTAAATCTATGTACGGTGAATGGGAATGTGGCGGTGAGTGCCCTAATTGCAAAAATGCGTTTCAAAATTCGGTTGGGATTCGGTTGAACTCTTAAGGAAATATCTTTGCGCGGCGGCCCGGCGCCCCCGCCCCCGCGCCCCGGGCGGGCCTATTTCCTATAGGATGTAGGACACCGGGCCTAGGGCGGGCGGGCATGAATGGTTGCGCCGGATGCGGCGGGCGGGAATGAATAGGCGGGCAGACTAGGCCCAACGGATACCGGCAACGCTACCGCCCCCGGCAGGATATCCACGCCGGATGAATTGTTACGGTTTGATAACGGCGGCGCGTAACCCCCGGCCGCCCCGTAATGTTGTCTCTGTGCGGAACTCGCCGCACCCAAAAAAAGAGAGACAACATGACCGATTACACGGAAGCAGGAAACGCGGCTAACGGCGCGAAAATGGCTAACGAATTGCTAGAAGCCCGGGAGGAAATTCAGCGCCTAAAAGATGAATTAGACGCAACTAAGCGGGCCGAAATCAAAGACCTACAAGACACGGGCCGCGACCTAGAAGAGCTCAGGGAAGCGCGGGAGATTATCGCAAAACTCAAGGGCCAGCTGGTAGATGCGGAACTCAACGCCCGGAATCAGTATTGGGCAAACAAGACTCAAGCCCGGGAATTCAAAGAGCAACTGAGCGAGCAAATCCGCGAGCTTTTTTTGAATGAGGAACTAACCCGCGCCGGGGCCGAAACCCTAGCGGAAGAGTTTGATATCGAACTCACCCGGGAAGTCTCAATTGCCGGCACCGTTGAATTCACGGCAACCCATACGGTTGGGCTATTGGATGAAGAGGAATTCGATATTGAAAACCTAGAGGTTCACCGTCTTGAGTTGGAATATGACGGCGCCAATATCGAAGTGAATTCATCCGAAATTGACCAGGCGGCCCAAATTGACTAGGGCCCGCGCGATAGTGCTTCACGGGCTCCTGTGGGGCTTCCTAGTTGCCGTGACCGTGTTGGTTCAGATTCAGGAAGCGGGCGGCCCGGCGGAATTCTGGCGGCTACTTACGACCGCGGATTACCTAACGAATAGCGCCGTGAATGACATTTCAAAATCGATCGACGGTGACACCGTGAACGGGGTAACGAATGACTAGCCGGGACACCGTAAACCCGCCCGCCAATTGCGCCCTAGCCGGGGTGTGGCGGGAACTAATCTCCAATCACACCGCGGCGGGGTTTCACTGGTTTGACCGCGCGGCAATGCGATTCTTTGATTCGCGGATTCTGTGGCGTTCACTGACCGCCGCCGGATACGCCGGGGCCCGCGGGCACTGGTTTATTAGCAGCGAGCAAGCGCCCGGCTATGTCAGCACCGCGGGCGTAGAACGCGACCCCCGCGCCTACACCGTGCGTTTCATCCGGGAAGATGGCGAGGTGTTTACCGTTGGTGAATTTCAACAATGGGCAACCGCCGATGAAGCGCGTGCCTACATGAAGGGGGTGATAACCGGCAGGAACTAGCACCGCAACGGATGACCGCCCGGGCCAGACTTACGGCCCGGGCGGTTTCCTATTTCCGGGGCTATCCGGCGGAATCTTTGGGGGGCCGCCCCGCGGCCCGCGCCCGCGCCGGATAGACACCGCCCCCGCCCCCCGGCCCGCACAAACAGAACGCGGCGCGATATCAAAAAAACAAGCAGACACGCCCGCCCCGGAGCTCCTAAGGTATGCCCTAGGAAGCCCTATGCGCCCCGTACAGACCACGGGAGCCCCGCCCCGCCCCTACACACCTAACCCGCACCGCCAACCCGCCTACGCCCCGCACACAGCCCCGGGGAGGGGGTAAATCCTATAGGATGTAGGCTAACAGCACCCCTAGCCCGCTATTTCGCATATTTCCGCAGTTCAAAGTTTTCTGATAACCTTTGTTCATGCCGAATCCGCCGAAGCCACTCGAGGTAAAAAGATTGACGGGCAACCCGGGCAAACGGCCCTTGCCTAAGAAAACCGACACAATCGCCGTTCCGAGCGGCAAAGTGGCCCCAATTCGCCCTTTAGGTGAGGCAGGGCAGTCGCTATGGGACAAGGTGTTCTTCCACGGCGAGCTCTGGGTCAGCAGCCGAACCGATGTGGACTTCTTGCAGATGGTGTGCGAGCAGTTTGACCGCCGTGAGTGGCTGAAGCAGGTGTGCGCCGACAACCCGCAAGAGTGGCATCTCATCAAGCAACTCAATGACCTTGAGCGGCTAATCGGCTCAAATCTCGGCTTGCTTGGCTTTACTCCGTCAGATAGGACTCGGCTTGGCCTTGCCGAGATAAAAGCTCAAAGCAAACTAGAGCAGCTACACGCTAAGTGGGAGAACCGTGAGTAGTTTTCCGCCTCGGTGGATAACTCCAGTACCCAAGAAGGCGCTTGACAACTCCTACGGTCATCGTGCCGTTGATTTCATTGAGACCTTTGCCATCATCACCAAGGATTCGGTCGCAGGCATGGCGGGCAGCCAGATGTTGCTGCGCGACTGGCAAAAGCAATTACTCATCCATGCCTTCGCTGCTCAAGACGGCGGATTCAAGCATGCCGTCAATCTTGTAGGCGTTCCGCGTAAGAACGGCAAGAGCGCCTTGGCTTCAGGTGTTGCACTTTGGTCACTACTCACTGGCCCCAAGGGTGGTGAGGTCTATTCTTGCGCCGCTGACCGCGACCAAGCCCGCATCGTGTTCGGTGAAGCGAAGAAAATGCTTGAAAATGACCCCGAACTGTCAGAAATGGCGAAAATCTACCGAGATGCCATAGAAATACCCAGCACAGGCTCGGTTTACCGTGTTTTGAGCGCCGAAGCATACACAAAAGAGGGTTTATCACCCACAATGGTCATTTTTGACGAATTACACGCTCAACCGACCCGAGAACTGTTCGATGTCATGCAATTAGCCCAAGGTGCGCGCGGAAACATGGCAACTATGTTCTGTATCACCACTGCGGGGGTCAAAACCGACTCTAAAGGCGGAGATTCGATTGCTTATCAGCTTTACAACTACGGCAAGCGCGTTGCCTCGGGTGAAGTCAAGGACCCTCGGTTCTTCATGGCTTGGTGGGAAGCTCCTGTTGATGCCGACTACAAAGACCCGCAGACTTGGAAAGATGCCAACCCGGGCTATGGCGACCTCAACAGCGCCGAGGACTTTGCTTCGGTTGTCATGCGAACGCCGGAGGCCGAGTTCAAGACAAAGCGACTCAATAACTTTGTTTCCTCAGCCTTGACATGGTTGCCCGACGGTTTGTGGGCTTCTAACAAGGCCGAGAGAGAAATAACCCCCGATGACGAGATAATCATTGGCTTTGATGGCTCTTTTAGCGGAGATGCGACTGTTTTGGTCGGTGTAACCATAGAAAAAGACGAAACTCCGCCCCATGTGTTCTTAATCAAGGCTTGGGAGCGCCAAAGTACCGATGACAACAACTGGCGGGTCAATATTGCCGAAGTTGAGGAAGAAATCATCGCTTTTTGCCAAAAATACCCAAAAGTACGCGAAATTGCCTGTGACCCGTACCGTTGGCAGCGTTCTATGGAGGTTTTAGCCGAAAGAGGCCTGCCAATCATCGAATTTCCCTCTACAAGCCCCGCCCGCATGGTCAAAGCCACCGCAAAGTTCTTTGATGCCGTTACAGAAAGTAGAGTGACTCACGATGGAGACCCGGTTCTCGCCAGACACCTCGACAACTGCGTGTTGAAGATAGATTCGGTCGGGCCGAGAATCGTAAAAGAAAATAGAAACAGCAATCGGCGCATCGATGCTGCCGTAGCCGCCGTCATAGCCTTTGACCGAGCGGTTACAGGTAGAATGGAAGAAATAGTGCCCCAAGTGTTTGTGTAGGCGGAAAATGGCAAGCATCGTTCAGATTCTCGGTCTAGCGCTGGTAAGCGTAGGGGCTGGTATGTTCAGCTTGCCCGCAGGCATCATTGTCGCGGGCGTGGCGCTTGTGCTTATAGGTTTAGGGTTGGATAACGACTAATGCTGCGTAACATCTTTGAGAAAAGGGCTATCTCCTACCAGACAATCTGGGGCTCGGGCGATATTCCCGAATTGCAGACCAATGCGGGCACTTTGGTCAATCAGGACACGGTTTTTACTGTAAACGCCATATTCGGTGCTGTCAGCCTCATTTCAGACACAATCAGCACCCTGCCCGTCGATTCTTACATCCGCAGAGACGGCGCTCGCCTTCCTTGGCGGCCTCGCCCAGCTTGGGTGACTAAGCCCGATGTGGACACAACCAAAGAAGCTTTCTACGGCGCGACCATTGTCAGCCTCTTACTCGACGGCAACGCTTTTATTCGCATTTACCGCAACGGCAGCGGCGAAGTTGTCAATCTTGTAGTTCTCAACCCGCTAGAGGTAGAAATCAAGCGAAATGGCCTTGGGCGCGTAATGTTCAAGGTAACGGGCGAAAGAAACCTACTTTCTTCAGATGACATGATTTTTATTCCAGATGTAGTCAAGCCGGGACACATTAGGGGCGTAAGCCGCGTAGAGGCGTTGAAGGAGAACTTCGGTCTAGCTCGCGCACTGGAGAACTATGCTGCTCGGTTCTTCGGCGGTGGAAGCCAGACTGCTGGAGTTATCGAGGTTCCCGGTACTACGCCTATCACCGCCGAGCAAGCCAAGGCCATGGCAGATGCTTTTGACTCCAGACACCGCGGATGGAGCAGGGCACACAAGACTGCCGTAATTTCAGGCGGCGCAACCTACAAACCTACGAATGTTCCGAATGACCAAGCGCAGTTCTTGGACTCACGCCGAATGGCTGTAGAGGATGTGGCTCGCGCCTTTAACATCCCGCCTCATCTCCTAGGCCTCAGCGAGACCGGCATGAGCTACGCCAGCGTGGAGCAGAACAACCTCGCTTGGGTGACTCACTGCCTCCGCCCTATAGTGCAGAAGCTCGAGAGCGCCCTCAGCTACCTGCTACAGAAGGAAACGGGCAATGACCGCGTATTTGTCAAGATGAACCTCGATGGGCTTATCCGCGCCGACATCAACACCCGCATGACCGCCTACAGCATCGGGCTTCAGTCGGGCTTCCTCACCATCA